ACGGAAATAACCTGCACACTTGTGCACAACGGCGGCAATAGCGGAATCATAACACTTCTTCTCATCGAGCACATATATGTGCGGCGACTTAGGGTCTACAGTGACGGCAGTGAACCAGCCATCCGCAAACACCCTCCAAAAATTTCCAACTGACTCGTCATCGTCCATCAATGGATAATCTTTGACGTCGCCAGTATTGGTTCGAAGTTCGTCGAAAGTAGTGTACTCCCACAATCTAGGCTCGCCATCAATCCAACTAGAACCAGGTGGGTTGTTGGTCACACTATAGGTTTGCAGGGGAAAAGCTAACAAGAGTCGTGTTACAAATGCAAACTGCATTTGTGGGGTTTTTATCTTCCAGAAGGCAACGTCAGAATCATCAGCTAGCTGCTCACCAGTGGCAGCGTCTTTCTTTTTGGGAGACATGTACATTCTGATCCTGGAGAAATAAAAGCCAATTTTGGTGAAGTTCATGAACATGTGAATGAGATAGGACATGTGGTTGCCAGGACTTAAGCCAGCAAAAACCAACAACGGAGAGAGGATTAAGCTAATAAGAGCCTCATAAGGTGGATCCGGTACTCGTATTCTCGGAACGTTGCTTTTGTTTGATTCCATCTTATTTTGACGATAGATACGAACCGCTGACTCGTAATGCCTTTTAACATCACGTCGAAGTCCACGGCGACGGTACTGCATCCAGAACCACATAATGGCCATAAATACACCGTACAAACAAATAAAAAGAGCAATCACTTTCCCTCTATCTGCAATCTTGGTCAAAGCTTTGACTTTCGTCTCGACCTGTTGTTTAGCATCGTGCATCATACCCTTACCAGTCGTCAGGACGTCTTTAGCATCATCTAACAACTTTTTGGCATCCCAAGGGATTGTCATGACCGACGTGACTTTGTCACGCGCACTTTGAATGGCCAAACTGGCCGAATTTGCAGAACTAGAAACCGTATTGCGAATTGACTCGAAGAAAGTCGGCACAGTGGGGGCCGATGCCTTACGTCCTTGAAGGTAACCAGCAAATGCGCCGGCTAAATGCGCGGATAACAGCAATTTGTTCGTAGCCTCATAACAAGTCATGAAGCGAGCTGTATCGTCATAGAACAATGGTTCCCAAATGGGTTCGGCTAGCATAACTGAATATTCCTTGCCGTCATGGGTAGTCTTGACGATAGGCATCACGTAAGTACTTAACGCACTTTCTCGAATAGGATCAAATGCGGCGAAGTCGCACCACCTCAACTCTAGAGAATGATCAATGTCATTGTCATCTAGAGGGTTATATGCTCCGCGCCAGTGCCCATTTTCATAGAACACGGCATCCATTCTCTTCACAAGCTTGGCGTTTTTGTGCACAAAATAGGAACATGTGTGCGTGATCCGTTGGCAATCGCGATCGATAGCGCAAAAAGTCGCTTGAGTGGTGTTTGAGGACCATACAACGGGCCTAGGTTGAGGGTTCAAGCCGCGAGAAGCGACTAGTTTTTGCCAACCCGAAAACAAGTCGTTAAACCTGCTCTCGTAAGCCTCACCGAGTTCATCCTTCTTCAGGTTGATATACTCGTTGTAGAGGTTTAATGGCGTAGAATCGCCAAAAGCTTCGGCAATGTACTTGGACACTTCTAACCCAGCTGCAGAAGGATACCCCTTAGACCAGACATCAACGTCCGGCATTAGGTACATATCCTTATTGACTTGGAACAAAACTCCATAGCCTTTTCCGTTTTCGTCTCTCACAAACATATAGCGACGATTGGCTACCACGTTGGTTCCTTGCTTTTGCTGATTGGACACAACCCAATGTCTAGCTCCGACATCTTCGTCCAAATACTGGACTGCCTCTCGTAAGAGAGATGGTGGGTGAACGCAATCTGGCTTCGTAAGCCAATCATAAATGACTTTACGGTGTCTACGCTTACGCGCGACTCGAGCCATAGCAGGAATAGTAGCGGCGGCACCAATGCCAGCCGCACCAACAGCAGCGAATATCCAGCTAGCAGTACTGGACATAAACCATTGGGAAAAGAACCCTAATGTGATAGGGTCCATTTGGGCAGCCACGCCCGGAAGATTACTGGCAAAAGAAAGCAAGATCACAACGCGAAGGACCACTGGCAAGACAGACACCCAAGTGACTACATGGGTCTTGACAGATTCTTGTGGAGCCGAAGTCACGGTCCATCCAGGATTGGTCTCTACGCCTCCGATCACCAGAAGCTTCTCAATTTCTTCACGAGACATAGGCATCTCATGCTCTATGTCATC